CGTTTGAAATATTCGTTGTCATGCGATATACGCATGATAAACATTTTAGTGTTGAGATAGTAATTTGGCGTAGGTGTATTTATAATTTCATCTTCAACGTCGGTATATTTGTCATATAAATAACTCTTGATTACTGCTTTTGTCCACCCTTCGATTTCTTCGCCAGAAGCGCCGCCATTAATCATGTCGTTATATTGTTCGTCAGTAAGGTTTCTCCAATATAGCCAATCGTCTCCATATTCATATGTGCTCCAAGGCACGAGAAGGTCGCTTCTTCTGTTGGTCGAACTTATTACATCTTTCAAATGGTATGTGACCCCACCATCTTCGGTAGTCCATTTCTCCTTATCCGCTTCCAATAGCATACTGTATTGCGTTTCTGTCAAATATTTGTCATAAAGATAACCGTCATCGGTCTTTGTTTCGGTATAGGCGATTTCCCAATCTATATGTCTTTCTTCTGATTGAAATGTCTTTGTATAACCGTCAGAATAGACATATGTATTAGCTACGTCCTTTACCTTAGCGTCATAAACGATACCGTTATCTGTGCCATCTTTCTTGTATGTATAATCTGTTACTGTAGTGCCGCCGGTTTCTTCATCTATCGTTTCATTTTCGGTCTCGTTCCATCCCATCTTTATAAGGTAAGGTAATCTGATTTTTGAAGTTAACACGCCCCATCGTATCGCGCTGTATGGGTAATCAGACAACGTAAATTGGTATTTCTCACTGTTAATTTGTTCATACACATCTTGAGGCAGGTTATACTTATCCGTATAATACTTAAATGGCCTTTGCATGTATTCAAGATACTCGTTTCCAAGGTCATAGTTTCCGTATCCGACATGAGGGTTATTCCCGATTGATGATGATATTATACTGTCAAGGTATTTAGCTCTTTTCCATTGAATTCCGCTTCCTTCATAAACCCTGCAATACATATCACTTTCGTCATCACACTGTGAATACTTTTCCCTTTCTGATTCTTCCAACCCGTCATATTCTTCAACCGTAATCTTCCTGACCACATCAGCTAATATATTTTTCCATGAGGTCGTCAATTCTGGGTTGTATATGTCATTGCAGTAAAAATAATGCGTGATATTATACGGCGCGTTCTCATTGCTATTAATGTAATCAGATACATCAATGACATAATATATGTTTTCGTCACCTTCACCAAGCGCGTAAGTGTTCACTTCAAGTAATGAGTTAAAATTTGGAACGACATTAAGGTAAGATAAGGTTTCCTCATAATCGTTACGTTCATCCGTATCAAGGCTTTTCTTCGCCCATCCGCCGTTGCTTTGAAATGCCAAATCGCCAAGATACTTTTTTGAGTGATCATAATACGGTATAATGAATTTTTTGTTGTAGAGTTCAACATTACCAAACGGTACCCCTTCATAAGGGTCGTCATAAAACCATGATACATTATCGTAATGCACCATATCCGCTATATTTTTTTCAAAGCCCTCCGAATAATTTTTCATTTTGACAGTATAATACTGTTCTTCAATGCTATAATCATTCGGGCCAAGTCCGAACAACGCCATTATCATGTCAATACCTTTTAACGTTCCTTTTGACTTAATAAGATATTTTGATGATAACGCTAATCTACGTAAAAAACTGATATCCGATTCGGCGGCAGTGACTTCATTGTTGTTTTTTGACAGGAACCATTTTATTGAGAATCTGTCCAATGCGTCATCGCTTATATATACAGTTGACAAATCGTCACCATTAACATTCCCGCTTTCATCTTCCTCCGGAAAGTAAGGTATCGTGCTGTATATATCCCATCCGTTATAATCAAGTTTATCGGATATCTCTGCATCAGGCATGTTATTATATCCGTCATATGATAGTTTTGACGTGAATCTTATACCGTCAATATATCGTTTAATATCATCAAAAACACGTCCATATACCCTTATAAGTTTTTCCATGCGACTACCTCCGTCAATAAAATCCTGTTCATCATCAACGGAATATTCTTTAGTATAAGTCCAGTCATAGTTTTTTATCGCTTCATGCGTCATGTTTCTCCACATATTATCCGTCCACACGTTATCGAATTCAGTGGCAGTTTCATTCAGACTTTGAACAAATGCGGCATAAACCGGCGATTCTATGTCTATGCAGTAATCATTAACAGTTGGCCATGCATAATCACGATATGCATACCTTATTCCATTATCGGTTTCAAACATCTTAAGAAATGTATTGGAATAGAGTGGTTTTGTGTCCCTTCTCAATAACAGCCTTTCAAATCCATCGATGCCGTAAAAGTATTGTTCTATTACATCTCCAGACAATCGTATCTCTGAAACTTCTTTGTCTTTTGTGGTATATACAACGTCACCGTTGCGCAGATAGGCACTTATTGCCAGTTTTTTTTCATTGTCGCCATCTGTATATGTTATTGTAACTTCTGCAATTTTTTGTATACTAAGGCACGGGTCGATAGCGTCTCCTTTTTCTATGTTATAATTGGTAACATGCAACGGGTTGGCATAATTGCTTTTTAGGATGATGTCAAAATCCGCCCACGTTTTTGAGACGTATCTCCTGATATTTTTAACTTCCTTGCTGCCGATCTTTTCTGTTATCAGATCAAATTGAAAAGGGTTGGAAAATATGTATTCCACATTAGCGCCGTTACAGGATTGCTGCAATTCAAATTTATAATTCTTATCGGTTTGTTTCGTGACTTTATAGCATTTTTCACCCTTTATCATGCATCCGGGAAACCATGTCAATATATTTTCGATAGACGTGCGGATTAGTTCAGAACACGAACCGTAATAAGCAAAATCCCTTAAGTCATTGCTGTCATAATTCAGCTTAACCTCATTAACTAATGGTGTCGAAGAATAGACATCATCATATGTCCATTCTCCTACTATTTTTCCGAAATCATGGCGTTTGTGTGTGTCGGGGATACTGTTATCAGTAAACAGAAAGCCACTATCCCCGTAAAAAGGACGTTTTCCTTTCTCTATCTGATGCTGCGCTCCGATAGTGACCCAATCACGTTCCCAAATGGTTCCCTTGGTTGAATACTGGTACTTCTTTTTTAAAATAAAGTTGCTGTAATGCTTACTGTAACGTTTTGCCATAATCTTATGCGTCCCTTAATTCGTTAATGTCAAGACTTGTATCGATATTATCGTCCTTGTTGATTTTAATTTCAGCAATGCTCTTTGTGGTATAGTTGTCCTTAACGGTCGAATATTCAAACTGCTTATAAATTTCACCGTCAAAGTTGTAATATGAAACACGCCCATTATCAAGATTTCTAACCATTTCACCTTCAGCCATAACGCTTAAGGTCTCGATGTCATGTTCAACAACCTCCACTTCTATCATGACAGGATCAAATTTCGTGTTTGTAATGCCGATTCTCTGATTCGGGGTACCGATATAAGGTTTTTCATTCGCCTTAAAACCAGGACTCGTAGACGGCGTTAATGTGATGAAACACAGTGTTCCGCTGTCACAGAAACGGTATCCGTTGGAAGCGGACATCGACGATGTTAGGTTTTGCGAAACCGGTTCACAATTATTATTACTTGTGATAAGCCTATAGTATTCCTGCCGTTCCAAACCGTTTTCTTTATATTCGAAGTATTCAACACGGTATCCTGTAAGATTTCCGCTTCCGAAAAACGCTTGGTTGCCGACTTCATTCACATCAATGACAATACCGTTCGTGTCAGGAAATGCAGATAGCACACCGACATCCTTAATAGTGAAGAAATACTCTCTCGGTTTTATATATATCGTATATATGCCTTTATTACCAAATATGCTTACAGGTAACGTAAGGTTATACATGCCAATGAGTGTTTTATCATCTATGCCCTCCAACTCACCACCATCCACATTCGCTTTCGTAAGCATCTGTTCCGCGTTTTCAACACGCTTAAATGTGGCATGATTAACGTCGTTATCACTTCTCGACCTTCTATAGTTATACCATATCTCGACGTCGCTATTTACATTCACAACGCCAGGTTTTACTGTTCCATATGTACTGTTCTGACTCATCGTTTAATGCTTTAATTTAAAATAAGTTTAGACTTGACCCTTTATCAATAATTAGACAAGTTGCTGAATATTGAAAAACGAACCATTCATATAATTTTCCATATCTTCTAACGTTTTTACCTCACCAAGCCGTATATGTCGTTCAA